ATTGATTCATAATTTGTTGCTTTCAATGTTGTTTCATAAGTAGCCCCGTCATCACGAGACCATTTAAAAGTTGCCGTTCCGGTAGCACCTGCGGTATCAATTTCAATTTGCCAAACCTCATCACCCAAATCCCAATCAACAAGCGGGTCTTCAATATCTTCAGCCCCCCCATAACGTCCAAATAATTCAATGAAGCCAGTTCCGGTATTACTGACATCCTGCTCTATATTATAGCTTGCTAATTCATCAGGAGTAGTTTCCCAGCTAAATCGCATCCGCCCATTATTATACTTGTCAATAATACCATCACTGGTTTCGCTATTTACAACTTGATCTCTTAATTTTTTAGCTTCATCAAAATCACCAAACATATTAAGAATATTTGCACAAGTAAATAATGCACAAGACTTAACAAGACCTATATCATAATTATAATCAGTAGCGTGATATTGTCTCATTTGTGGAATGGGTCGTGGAAATCTGGCATCAAGTAATCCGTCAATTTCATCCTGCGCTTTATCCCTTGCTCTTGTTTTTACAACTTCCCAATCAAATCCTTTTTCAGTTTCCGAACTATCGGGATCAGTTGAATCTGAATTACGAACATATAGAATATCATTGGTAGAGTCATAATACCATTTTGAGATCGCATCTATTGAAGCAATTGTAGAAACTTCTGTAAGACGTACACCATCATCAAGCAATTCATTTACTTGTCCAGTATTGTAGGATTTATAAATTGAACCACCAGCGCTATGCACTTCAAAGCCCTTTAATGAAAACCTTGTGCTTGCATATTGTTCAATCTCTGCATAGACATCTTGGAGATCGCTCGTTATATTACAATAAAATGGTCTTGCCATTTAATCACTTATCCAATTTAATTTTTTCATATAATTTATTATCATTTCTGGTTTAAATTGTAAACATTTGTTGTCTTGACATCTATTAAAATCTTCTGTATATTGACATGGTTGGCATGTCATTGTATTTACTAAAACATTACTATTTTCATTTATAGGTCGATTCTTTGTTATTAACGTTGGTCCAAACAAAGCAATCAACGGAATATTTAAAGCGTCCGCTATGTGCATTAATCCAGAATCGTTTGAAATAAAATAATCGCAAGATGTCATCAAATCAATGGTTCCTTGCAAATCTAAATTTCCAGCATACTCAACAAATAAATCACCTAATAATCCATCATTATTAACTATCTTTTCTTTTTCAGAACCAAAATTCAAAATCAAATTATCTTTTGCAAGTTCAGAAATTAATTCATAAAAATGTGGATATTTCTTTTTTTTCCACACCCCGCCAAAACACCCTGAATGAATACCGATTCTACTGTTAACTTTTAATTTCAATTTTGGTAATTTGTTATGATTCACCCACTGTTTCGGAGTTTCTCCTTCCCATCCCAACTCACGAGCTAAATCCATATTATATTCTATTTCGTGTTGATTGAAATAGTTTGGTTGTTTTGCTGTAATAACTTTTTTGCAATCAAATGATATTTTTACATTATTGACACCCCACCAGGTTTCAATCATTAGATCATACTTATATGTAAATTTAGGATTTTTATCTCCAAATATCTCATATACAAACTCATCATTCTTAAGAATAGAACTTGACCCTTCCCAGGTCGGAATTACTAAAAGATCAACTTTAGTTTTGTACAGTTTGCTTATCGCCGTTATTAATGGCGTGAACATTACTAAATTGCCTATCCCTTGACCGACTACGATTAGAATTTTCATTCAAATTTATTCCTGTTTTTTCTTGATATAATTGTTTCCATTCTGCTAAGCATTTATTGATTTCTTTTCGCTTATCTTGCGGATAGTCTGGAAATTTAATAAGTTCTTCTCCTGCAATAATAGCATCCGTCAATCGACCAATCCGAGAATAAATTTCCGTCAAACGATCCCAGGGTAAATAAGTAAAAAAAGCTTTGGGAAAAAAACAACTAACAAAGGGTATCTTTTTGTTACGTGAATTCTGAAACCAAAACTCAGCAAGCCCAATACTTCGATTGTCTTTATTTTGTAACCCATCTTTTAAAAATATTTCTCCAAGCATCTCTTGTGCCAGTGGCAGTTCGTGCATTTGTTCAAACATATCATAGGCAATTTCTTTTGTTTTTTCAACATCCCCTAAATGATAATAAGCTTGTGCAAGATACCATTTCGCTAAATATTTTTCCTCATAAAAATCTGATACTTCAATATATTTTTCTAAATATGGTATTGATTTATTTAATACTTTTTTATCAACATTTCGACTATCTGTTATCGCTCCAGAGCTATCTTTCTCAATGCTTGTCGATAAATAATAAGTCCCCACATAGAAATTAGCCCTGGCATCATTTGGATTCTTTTCTAATGCTTTTAGAAACTTCTCTGTTATCATTTTTTTGCGTTGTGGATAACGTTCGGCTCTTTTGCTTTTCGGTCGGTCATGATATATTTTAATAAGGTCGGTTGCGTATGAATCTGCTGTAGTATCAATTGTTAATTTATTGTGTACCGATCCTTCATAATATATTCGATTAACATCGTTTTTAAAAAGCCTAACCTGTTGACCAATAGTCCCGCCTTCAGCCGGGGACATTTCTAATAAAAAAGCAAAAGCTTCTACGCTTGGCGGACAATCTAACAATAAATGAGTAATTTTATCAATATCAAAGAACAGTTCGTGTCCATCAACAACTAATATCCAATCACCAGAAGATCGTTTTATTAATTTGTTTCTAATCTCTGAAAAATTATCTTTAAAGTCAAAAAAGAATAACACATCAGCATAGCCTTTTATAATATCATAAGTTTTGTCGTTGCTTTTTCGGTCTACCCCTGCTACCAGTTCCACGTTTAATAAACTTCTCAACGGTTGAAGACTTTGTAATGTTTTCTTTATTGTCTTTACTTCGTTCTTCAACATCATATTTATTGATATTATTGGCTTTAATCTTTTTTGGCTTTTCGATGATTTCTTCAAAACAGAAATCTCCTAATGTTTTTTGGCGATCAATTATACGTAATTGGCTTTCTTCTGTAACAGTTGCGATACTATTAATAACCGGAATTGTACCTATATGGTCTGTAAAATTATTTACATTTGTTACTTTAAATTTTCTTGGTTTCATAACAATCCTTAAAAATTAAACAGGGGTAAATTAATACCCCTGTATTTTGCTGTTAATTTAATACATTCACAAGCTGACCAAGTCCCTTCGTTGAACTTAAACTCAATCCAACATACATCTCAAGACGTTCGGCTTCTTCGCCAAGTGCATCTTTTTGTCCGATTGGAAATAACCGAACACCAGGATCATTATCTCGTGGCATAATACCAACAAGTCCAGCTTCTTCGTCTAAAATACCAAAAGAAACTCGATATTTTCCTGTTTTGCCATAGGTTGATTCTGCCGTAATATTATCATTTCTGAAAATAGGTACACCGGAATAACTCATTACTTTACGACCGGTTTCATCACCTGTTATCGGATCAATCCAACCGATTTCAACTTTTTCAGGTTCTATACCGCCTAAAGCACGGTATAAAGCTTTCAATTTTCGCATATTGGTTTTATCCATTGCCCAGAACATTTTCTCTCCATCCTGAACAACCAAATCCATTGTTTCATCTAACAGTGCAAAAGTTATAGCTGCGCCGGCTGTAGTTGTACCTGCTGCTTTCCACATATTGCTTGAATCAACAAGCGAATCTATACCTTCAAACTGCGGAAATGTACCAGAACCTTTAATTATATATTGCCGAAACAATCTACCCAATCCACGAGCTTTCTTTGCAATCGCTTCGTCCATTTGGTCATTAATATCTGAAAGTGTAACACTCTCAAAGTTATCAACCTGTGCATCTCCTGCAAGCCTGCCGAGAATATGAGTTATTTGTGTTACTGTTGCCTGTGATGCAACCGGAGTTCCCGCTACGTCCAAAGCACCTACGGTTGTTTTTGCATCAGTTAATTCTCGATTGAAAAACCGAGCCTTTCCACCGTTAAGCGGAATAAATGGAATTTGAGATGCAAATGTATCCGGTGTTAGAAATTCTTTCATTACTCCCTGTACAAGCGGATTTTGTGAATATTTTGCTGCTTCTGCTAATGTTAAACTTGCCACTAAAATCACTTCCTTATCTGTTTATCATTCTGTCTTTACGTCCTTTACGAATAGCATCCGTTGAATTTAAGATTGGTTTTCCACCTATTCCTGAATTAGTTTGAGAACCACTGCCACCAGATGATAGAGATTTTTTATAATGTGGTTTTCTTTCAAGCAATTGTTCAAAATAACCCTTAACAGTTAGTGGCTCTCCGGTCTTTTCATCCATCATTGGAGTACCGTTATGCGATGGAAATACTTTATCAATTTGTTTTCCGTCAATATTTTCAACCGTATAATCCATGATATTATAAGACAATTCTACCACATCACCAATCGCAGATGGAATTATATCAACTTCAGATACTATTTTGTATAGTTCCGTTTTAATTATTCTACTTCTTAATTGTTCTGTTAATTGACTTTTCTCATTTTCAAGAGTCGCTTTTTCTTCTGAATGTGTCTTTTTTACATTTACAAGAGCTTTGTCAAACTCCGCTTTGTCTTTAAGTTTATTCTGTTCTTCATCTTCTTTTTTCTTATTAATTTCAGCTTGAAGAACTTCATACTCGTCAACTTTTTTTTGCAACTCTTCAATCTTTGTCTTGCTTCTTGCATCTGCTTTTTCAAAACCCTTATTAAATGAATCTTGATTAAATTCAGTTTTTTTAGACTCTTCAGTCCCGCCAGTTTTTTTAGACTCTTCAGTCCCGCCCGTGTTTTTGTTCTCGTCAGACATTAGTTAATTCTCCTGTTTGTAAATAAAAAAAGCCGAATTATGCGCCCTGCACCCCATCGTACAGTTAAACATAATTCGGCTCTACTTTTAAAGATTACCGATTTATTTAATTTATAAAACTTTTATTTAATATACAACTATTTTTTATTTATAAAACATCCTTCTAATTTAGCACTTTCAATATTTGAAATATCTAATTTATCAATTGGTAACTTAACATAACAAGCTGTAAATTCATCTTTGCCATAACCATTGTAATTAATCTGAATACAAGCCGCTTTTTCATTTTCGATTAATTGATCTAATACTTTTGATATCTCTTGTTTTGTTAATTTTTGCATTAAGTTCCATGTCCGAATATTCTCTGGCTTTTTAAATCGACCGCATTAAAATTAACTTTGCTTATTATACGATTTGAAGGTTGCTGACAATCAGGACATAAAGAAATTTGTTTACTACAATCCGTTGTCAGTTCTTCAAATCGGTTTTCACATTTTTTACAATAATATTCAAAGATCAATGCTTAACTCTCCCAATATCTGCAATTATCGGTTTAACTATCTGCGGCTTATTTAGTTCCATCAATATATCATTATCAAAATTATTTCGTAAATAATGTATATTTAAATCGACACTATTAAAAGCATCGTTGTAATATTTTATATTATCAATTTCAATCCATTCCATTTTGTTGGTATTGAGATTTATATATAATTTAAATAGATCACTTGATATTATCATATTGAATACATTGTTTTCTTTTACAAATATTGCACTCGGCACCATTGAAAAAATCCCTAAAAATTGTAGAAAATCTCGTCTAAACATTAAATTCCCTTTGTACTTTTTAATCGTGCTTTTCTTAATGCTTTTATTGTCGCTTGTCTATATAAAAAATTGATAAATTTGTTTTCTTGTATTGTAAAAAAGAATGGAACCCTTATAACAGGGGTGGGATTTTTAGTTCTTTTAATCCCATCAAAATGCGCCTTTGCTATTATTTGACTTCTTTTTGTTTTAAACCCCCAACTTAATCTTATACGATTACCACTTGCAAAATGTTTCCACGATGTATTTATTTTAAACTTAATATCATTGAACATTTTTCTTGATCTAATTAAAATTGGATGAGTAAAGCCTACAGCTTTTAATTTTTCTTCAGCATAATCTTCTTGTAATGATAATACATTAGGAGCAAATCGCATTTTTGTCGGATTACCCCAATGCATGTTGCCCATTGCTTCACCTCTTAATATATGCGCTTTAAATGTATTAACCCCAAACTTACCAACCTTCAAAGTTGTCTTATTCCAATCTTTGCCAATAAAATTAATAAATTGGCTTATTTTAAAATCAAGTTCATGTACACCTTCTATGTCTACTTTTAATGCTGGCATTATTAGCCTTTTAAATATTTTGTAAATATTTCACCGTATTCACTTTTAGTCAACGACCTACTAAATGATATCGCAATTATTTGTTCTCTTTTTTCTGCTATAGTTATATCTCGTTTATTAATTTCTTTTATTTTCCTTTCTACATAATCAAAGTTTGGTCTTATTTTCCCCGAAACAATATCATCTTTTACTTGCTTAACTTCTTTTTTTGTTCTTTGTCGCGTCCTTAAGTTTTGTAAATCATCTGGACTTTTTTCTATTTTAATACCTTTAATATCTGGTCGTCTTTGTAGATGACAATGGCAGCTGCCTCCGCAAATCAATGCATCACTTTTTGGCATTCCCAAACGTTCCCATTCATTCCAACTATGAACTACATTATGTCTGCGGATACATGATTTACAACATCCCTTTAACATACAAACCCAAATCCAAATGCGCTTGCTCAAATCATCTGGATATAAAACTTTATTTCTTTCTTGATAAAATTGCTCAATCGCTTTGTTAACCATCCTACGCTGCAATGATGTGTTAATTCGCTTGATCTGTCCTCGAAGTTGATTTCGCATTGCTTCATCGATGACCATTCCTTGCTTTTGGATATGTCTGATTTGCGCTGCAGGCTTTGCGAATTCTCTGAGCATTTGATTCCGTATATCAATCGGCTTAATCCCAAAACGAGCTAATACATTTCTTAATTGTTCTGAATTAAGACGATTTAGATTGGATTGCTTTGGCAATCTTCCACGTCCAATTAGTTTGATCATTATATATGTACCCAAATCTTTTTTCTTATAATATCCCCTGTATTAGTTTTGCTAATATTAAATATTTTACTTATCTCTCTATGGGAATAATTACCAGTTTTATACATATTTCTTATTTCTAATATATCATTATTTGTTAGTTTTGCTTGATGATGAATTTCACCACGAACAAGTTTTTCTGGATATTTCCTCGATGGATTCCTATCTCCCGTTAATGATCTTCCTTTTTTTACCATATCTTGCAAATTGTCCTTGTGTGTACCCAAAAATAAATGTTCAGGATTAACACAACTTGGATTATCACAATGATGACAAACTAACATGTTTGGTGGTATTTTATTTATAAAAAATTCATAGCTAAATCTATGCGCTTTTGATTGTTTTCTATTATAATAAAAATTCCCATATCCATACCCATCAGTTGATTTTATCCAATTCCAACATTTTGTTTCTTTATCAATAACAAAATTTATTGAAAATCTATGAATAGGCGGTTTAATTTTTCTTATTGTTTTCTTTTTGTTTTTAAGCGCATTTTTTAAATTTTGTATTTGCTGTTCTGTTCTCTTTATTCCAATTAATGCAGCACTTATTTTTTTCTTTGTTTGTTCTGAATGTAAAAAACCTTTTTTTCTTGGCATATTAACCTCCGCATGTTAAGACTCGCCTACTAACCGCATGCGGTCGGCGTTCGGCGTGTCAGGTCTTTGTTTATATTACTTATTTAACTTATTAATTTTATTTTTGTTTCATAACATTTTCTACCCACTCCTTAACTGTCTCGCTTGAAATTCTTGTTCTAATTGTTTTTTTATTTTTAACTGCCATTCATTATCAAGATCAAAAATATTTCCATTCAAATCTTTTATTACTTTTGCTTGACTGCAAACATGACATTTACCACATTGATCACAATAAAACCATTTTGGAATTTCATTCCATTTTGTATTTTTAATATTTCCTAAACTTAAAGATTTATCATTTGCCCAAAGCCCTGATTGACAATTAAATATTTCGCCGGCACTGTCAATTACATATTGCCCTGTAAAACAATATACTTTTTTTATTTCTTTTGCATTCATTCTACATCCATTCAAATACGGACTATAATTCATATCTTCTATTTTAGTTTTCATTACAGGCAAATTTCCCACGCTCCCATCATCTGGCGAATGTGGCATCATTATTTTGTGTCCTTTTTGTTTGAGTTCGTAAACTCTTTGATACCATTCTTGATAATTACTTCCGTCTTTTTTTTCTTCTAAAACATGAAATGACGGATAAAAAATAATTTCTTTTTTTAAAGTTAAAAGTCTCGGAAACACTTGTCTTGAAATATTAGAATAAATATAAATATTTCTATGTTCTATTCCATCGCATAGTCCAGCTAAATCTTTGTAAAGTCCAGGTTCTCCCCCTGATAATCGAATACTAAATTTTTCATCAAATGAATCGTATAAATTATTACAGTTAATTGCTTTCAGCCAATCTTTAGCTGAAATAATATCTCGTTTTAGATTTATTGGTTTCGCATACTTTCGATATGCAGTACAATAGCTACAACTAAAATTGCATTTCAAAAAAGGAAATATACGCATTATCAAATGTTTTTTATTTTTCATTCTCAAAAATCCCATGTTTATTAACTAAATCTTTAGTTAACTGAACCAAATCCAAAGGTCTCAATCTCTGTATTTCTTCAATGCTCAACTTACTATAAAACTTCTCTTCTTCAATAAATTCATTTTCTCTTTGATCGAGTTCTTTGTAAAACCATTCCTGACCGTAAATATTAGCAAATATAATATCAGTTGCTAAAACTGCAAACTCTTCAACTGTATGATTGCCTTTTTCAAAGGCGTCTAATAATTTAATAAGTTTTTGTTCAACTGCTAATTCTAAATGTTCTCTTGCTTTTTTACGTTCTTCTTGAGCTGCAAGATTTTTGACACCCAATCTGATATATGATTTAATCGCACCCATTAAATAGCAAGCTCCTGTAATGTTGGTTCTGGTTCTCTTGGTTCATCGCCTTCAGCTGCTTTTTTTAATTCTAACCCACGCTCTATTTGTGTTTTAATATCTGATTCTTTACGGTCTGGATTCTCTTGTTTAATTATATCTTCAACGCTAAATATTAAATTTTTCATCCCTTCAATACGCTGCTCAAAGTCCAATGCCGGATTAGCAGTTTCAAGCTCTGATTTTATTTTCTTTAATAATTCAGGATCAGCATTTTCCAAATCACGATTAACTAATGACATAGCTTTTGACCTTGCATAAGTTACCGAACCCATATCAGCCTTAAAAATATCAAGTGTTTCTTTTAGTTCTTCATTCAATGTTTTAATGTCAAAATTATACGGATAAATTGCATTAACTTCACCATGAAAATCTTTTAATAATCTATGTATATTATTCTCTCCAGCTTCCATGTTTTTAGATTTTTGAGCTATATTCTGATTACTGTCATGCAAATCATAAGCCTTTGAAACTCCGCTTTGATCTGTTTGTTTGGTTACATAATTATCACCACGAACCATTCCATGTTTATAAGCAGAATCAACAAAACGATCTCTTTCTGAAACAATATATTCAGCACTGCCAGTGCCCGGCTCTAAAAAGAATGGCTTTAAATCATCTTCTTTCCCAACCAAAACTCGTGTCGTACCAGTTTCAATAATTTTACCTAACATTTTTTCATCCATCACCAACTGCACAAAACATTGTCGATATAAAAATTCATCAAGTAATGAATTCATATTATAAACTTTTCGATCAATCTCCGCAATTGTTTTTAATGCCGAAAGTCCAATCGGTAAATTGTAAATCAAACTTTCTTTATTGTAAAATACAGTTACAGGAACTTCACCAAAATTATGAGTTCCGCTGTTTGTCTCTTTTTTGTTTTGATCGTATTCTAACC